GTTTCCCAGTCACGATCCCAAGCCAGGTTCGAGGCCAGGGCCGAACTTTTGACGCCTGGGTAGGTAATCTGGCCCACGGTCGACACGGCGCCCGAGATTGTGCCGTTGCCCTGGATCAGGGCGTTGGCCATATCCTGCGCCAGGGCGAAGGATTCCTTGTATTCGTCGTCCCGCTTGATGTACTTGACCTGGATGGTGTTGGTGGTGTCCTCCCAGGTCCCGCGGGTGTAGCCGCGGACTTCCTTGACGTTAGTGTCGTCGAGGGCAGGCAGTGACCCGAGCACGTAGTCATTGCGGGCCAACTTGATGGTCCATTTGCCGGTAGTCTGCGACAAATAGACGACGCCGTCGATCTGCCTCTGCAACTCGGTTAGCATCTGCTTGGCCGGAATGGTTCGATCCAGCAGCCATGAGAAGCCGTTCGACTCCGTGATCATGGTGTCCGCGGCGGCCTTGAAATTGGTCAGGTCGATGTCTGCCGCAAGGAAGCCGAATCCCCACTCGGTGTTCGTCAGCAGCTCGTAGATGACGTTGATCGGATTGCAGTCGTCGCTGCCGATCTTGTTGTCACTGGCCGATTGGCCCGAGAAGATGGCAGGAAAGCGCTGGACCTCGAAGGACCACGGGAGGATTTGAGTTGAGTTGCCTACATAGGCGCCGCGATCGGCAGCAGCTGGCGGCTGATTGGTCAATTCCCGAGCCACGATGTGACTGGTTCCGGTATAGCGCGGCGCCGTAGGAGTGATGGCAGTACCGATTCGCTGACGATCCGTCGTATCGAGATAAGTGTTGACTGCCTGAGTCGTGGACCCGGTGTAAAAGTCGATCGAGGTCTGGATGCCGCCGTTTCCTAGATCCTCGCCACCGAATAGCTCCTCTTGATCAATATCGACTCGGCCATCGACGCTGACCGTGCCGTTGAAGACTTCATACTCACCGATCCAGATCCGGCGCAGGATGACACCCGGGCCGCGGCAAATCGCCATTTGGATGCCGACATGATAGCGAAAGCCTTTGATGACCCTGGTCGACGAGAATAGACCCGTATCAACCTTCTCCGTAATGGCATCCTGTAGCAGGTCGCCGTACCAAATGACGTTGGGGCCTTTCTGTCGGACTGTGCCGAACACTAAGGGGACTGGACGTCCTTCAGTCGCGGTGGGGAACTGGAAGTCGCCCAAGCCCGCCGGGCGGGCATCCTCGATATTTGGCTTGGGACGCAGCAGCTCCGATAAAACGACGGTCCCGACGAAGAGGATCAGCGTGAACCAGATTGCCTTTTGCGGTGTATGGCGATCGGTAGGCCGGGTCAGCTCGTGCCAGGTCCCCAGACCACAGCCAGCCAAGATAAGCGGCCCCACGACCCACTGCTCGGGCTTTGACAGGCTCCGAAACCACATCCGGAACGGATCGAAGGGATCGTAGTTCGTCATACGGTTAGGCCCGTTTGGAAGATGTTGTCTTCGCTCACGAAGTGGAACCCACCGAAGTCGGCGACCCGATCGAAGACCAGGGCACAGTCCCCGGTCAGAACGTGGTCGCAACCGGCAAAGGCCTGAAGATTCATACCCGTGGGATCCGAGGCGAAAGGGAGTAGCAGCGTCAGGACGTCGCCCGATTGAGCCAGGATCATGCGGAAATCTTCGACGCCGGTGGGACGGCAGTAGCCGCCCACAAAGTCGAGACCCGATGCATTCAGCCCGCTGACGGTGACGGTGTTACCGCTGATAGAGCTAACGTTGCCCGTGTGGTCGAATGAGCTGGCCGTGGCCCCACAATCCGCGCTGTAGAGGATGTGGTTACACATCGACATGAACGTGAACCGCGGGATATTGCGGTTCAGTGCCGATTCGATGGATCGAAGGGCGATCGACGCGGTGTGCCCATCGTTTGGGAACTGGACTGACTGAACCTGGCCCTTGAAAAGGAGGACCTGGGTATTGAAGGCCGGCACCTCATCGCGCTGGTAGCGAAAGATGCTAACCGATGCCTTCTCGCCCGGTACCACCTCAATGTACTGACTGGCAAATGAGTTGTTGGACGGCAGTGTGATAGTAACGTTGCGGTTCTCCTGGTCGCTACCCTGTTGGATCTTGCCTCGCTGAATGGCTTCGGCCGTAAAAGTATCACTCGCCGGTGTTATGTCGTCCTCGGCCGAGGTGAAGCGCCACGTAGTCGTCCCCTTGGTGATTTCGTAGAGCTCAATTGGGCGCGACGATTCGTCGCTTGACTCGAGTATGTCGAACGTCGTCATTAGTTATCGTCGAACACCTGCCGCACGGGCAAGCGGGCTTCAGCAAGACCGATTCGAGGGTAGCTGACGATGATGTCGTCGGTATCGAAGCGGCAGAGCTCGTAGAACTCGACCCGATCAATCTCCGACGTCGTGTAGGTGGACGGCCAGGCCGGCTCGCTGGCGTCGAACGTGATCCGTTCAGTCGTTGAATCTACGCCGGTCGAGCTGATGATAGTCTTGACCAGAGCCGGGTCGCCGTTGTTGAACGTGACCTTGAAGATCTTCTTGGGGTGACGATTCTGGGCGAAGCGCTCGTATTCGATCCGTTCTACGTCCATGGTCCGGGTGCCCACGCCCAAGGAGGCCTTGACAGTCAGGTCCGGGAAGAATGTAGGGATGTAGAACGCCTTCTGACGGCCTCGCAGGGCAATCATGAGCTGACGCCACGACTTGATGTCGGCGCGGCTCCGTAGCACAAAGCCCTTCTGCTGAACGCGCTTGTTGACATCCCAGTTGGTGCTCTGGCTGACGACGCCGGTCTGGTTGTCGATCCGGTAGATCCGCTGCGTGTACTCTTCAGCCATCTCGCCGGTTGACACGTTGCAGTCGTCGAACAGGACCCGGCTATTGTAGGTGCTCCAGAAACCTGGCGTGGTCGATCCGGCCAGGGCTCCGGTATCGTTGTCGTTGACCTCGAATTGGATCCGGAAGCGTTCCAGGTTATTGAGCGCCCGCGCGCCGGCCGCGGCTCCGATGATTTGGGCCGTCCGGAGCGGCATGATCGTGGTTCCGGCCGGGTAAGCGTTCACCGATGGATCGTCTGCGGTGATTGTGGTGTCCGTCGCCGTAGTAATCTGGATCACGTCGAATGTGTTGGCGTTCGTGAAGACCACCGCCAGGCCTCCGTCCCGAAAATCGACGTCGTCGCCACCCGAGATCGGATAGGAGGTAGCGCCGGCCGTGACCGCAGACGTCAAGACGACCTTTTCGTGCCAGAGTGGGAACCCGAACGAGTTCTCCATCCAGTCCATCAGCAGGACCTGCATCCGCTGTCGGTCGTTCTCGTCGAGTAGGTAGGTGACCTCGAAGATCTGGCGAGGATTCTTTCGAAGGGCGATTCGCTGCTCCTCGCCGTTGAGCGATTCAATGATGTCGGTCAGGAACGCCAAGGTCTCTCGGGTCGGAGACTCGTATTCGAACGGGATCAAGACCAGCCGCGATCCCGCGACGAGAATGGTCAGGTTGTTCGACCCCGTGAACGTGAAGTCCAAGCTAGAGTCAAAAACCGGCAGGCCCTCGGTCAGCGCAACCAGGTCCCGCTTGACCATGGTGCCCAGAACAAACGAGTTTCCGCAGTTGTCCGTAGTGCTGGAGTCCAGCATCGACGACTGCGCTTCAACTACCTCCGGCGGGCTCTCGTCGGGAGTATTGATCCCCGGAGTGGCGTTGTTGGTGATGGACGCCAGCGTGATGTCGGTTCGACGGTGGGCATTGTAGATCTCGTAGTCTTCGGTCTGCTGCGTGATGATGTTGCCAAAGTCGATCTTAGCCGTGGGATCGATCAGGTGCATCTGCTCCCACCAGTCGACCATGGCCGTGGCGCCGTCCGAGGCAGCCTGCTCTGCGGCCTCTCCCTGGTCCGTACCGGCCGGCTTGGCTACGGCAGCCTTTGGAACCGCAGTCGCCGGACCGCTATTGTCCGGAAACTCCAGCGGAAACGCACGAAATCGACCATCATTGGCGGTCGAGGACACAGGGTTTCCAAACCCCTGGTCCAACCCTACCATATGCAGCAGGGCAAAGTTCTCCGCCTGCATGTCTGACTGCAGGGTCGCTTCGCCTTGGTCGACTCCGGCCATCTACGGATTCTTCTTGTACATGATGCCCTGGTGCTTCGTGGCGCTGGTATCGGAGCCAGTAGTGCCCTTTCGAAACGCCGGGAACATGACCCACGTATCACCGCCGATGACCCGCTCGTCACCGGCTTCAAACTGATCGATATTGACGCCGCGCACGTCCGGCATCATACCCATCGGACCGTAGTAGGTGCTGGGACTCCGATTCCAATAGAACAGAACGATCGGATACCCAGGCACGAAGCCGGCCGACGTGCTGATCGGAAGTCCGCCGAAGCTACGGGCGATTTCGTTTGCTCGGAATC